AGATATTACATGTTCATTCATTGAAGAAGGTCCAAGTGTACATAGAATTTTTTTACTCATAATTTCTCCTTTATTTTTATGCAAACTCTCCATGTTCCATAGCGTAAGACAAAGTATTTGCACGCGATTTTACTTGCCCTGCCCAAAGTGAATCTTGCATTTCTTCTGCTGCGCTTTTGTACTCTTGCTCGTTAATAGCACCCCACATGCGAAAAAATCTGTTAAGTCTAGGTATACCCATATTAAAGCCCATGTCAACTAATACTCTTTGCCGAACAGCATCTAAATCTTTTACAACAGCACGAGTGTGTAATAATTCACCCTCAACAATTTCAATATCTCTATTCGCAAGAAAGTATGCGTCTTCTTTAGTTATACCGTTTGTAAATACCTCACTCATAGTTTTTTGTATATGAGTTAGCTCTATAACTTCAATACCTCTATGCGCTAAGTTTCTACCAATTCCTATTGTATCTATGCCCAAACTATCTTTATATACTTTTAATACTACACCTTCATGATGAGCAAGTTGTTTAATTAAATCTTCTCTATCATACTTAAACATTACTTTCCCGTAATTTTTATTGCAGCATTATGCGAATTATCAAAAGACATACCATGTTGCATCATTACCTTCATAGCGTCAAGATGTTTTTTTGAATGTCCAGCTACAGTTTTACCTTGTTTATTTTTATGTGGTTTAGCGTGTAGCTTTAACATTTCGTTTTGTTTATCAGAAAGTTTTTTCATGCTCTATGGCTCCTTAACTTGTAATGTCCTTTTCTAAAAGCTTAAACGTATCAAGACCATCATTTTGTTTTTCTATCATGGGAGTAATATCTTCAATACTAGGAAGTATATATGATTTTGTTCCCCCGTTTAAAAGACAGGCTATATTAGCAGGTGCTCCATTTAAATTATATGCAACTACACTCCACGAACCTGTATTTGTATTACGATAAATAATAAGATAGGCTTCAGTAGAAGCTATTTGCTCACCTGTTAAAACTATAAACTCTTCCTCTTTAAGCCTTTTTAGTATTTTACTTAATCCTTTATGAGCACCACAGTACATGGGCGGACCCGGCATCTTTCGTAAAGTAGTATTGTCTAATTCTTTAGTATCCGCGATATTAAAATAAGCCACAGCAAAAATAATTATAAAAATAAAAACTATTTCTGGCAATATCTTGTTAAGTTTCATTCTAAAAATTTCCATTTTATTTTTTTCCAAATAGCTTAGAAGCACTCCTTACACCAAAACTAGCTGCTACTATAACACCCAAACTATACTGATACCACTCCGGCATTCTATTTAATTGAATAAAACCATTACTAACTACTTCTTCCATGCCGGGAACAAATGCAAGTATCAGAGGTATTGAAAACAAAATTGTAAGCCATTCATCTTTCCACGAACTTGTAGAACCTTTTATTGCTTCTATATCCCATTCAATTTCGCCAGTTGCTTGTCTCTGTATTACAATTGCTTTTGCTTTTGCTGTAGCAACTTTAACTTCGTTATTAGCTTTAGTTTTTTCTAACTGGCCCTGAAGAAAGGTTCCAGCTAGACTAGCGATTGGACCTATAAGTGCGCCTAACATGTATACCCTTTCTACGTAATTTCTACTATCGAAGACTTTAGTTTGCCTGTCTCCAAATCAAGGTTTTCTAGTACAGGCATAGAGGTTAACTTTCTTAGTTCAGCAGCCTCTAGCATGTCTTTAGGCTCCACTCCGGTGTTCTCTCGTGTACCAAATAGCATAGTTACATTTATTCGTTTGTTATCAAACCCCGGCATAAAGTTTACATCTGCTGTTTTATGAAACAAATTGGAATCAAACATAACACACCGATTATATTTGTACGGAATATACACAGCCTTAGATTGCTGCTTATCTAGGTATTCCATAACTTCATTCTTATCGTCACCATTATACCGACTGAAGTCCCAATCTGGCGGAGCACCCTTGTCCCAAATCCACATGCCTCCTGTTTTACCTACGTCCTTTTCTTTGTCATAGTCTCTATTTGCTTCAGTTGGAGTAATCCAGAAGTTTACATTAACAGCGGCAAAGTCTGCGTGTATGTCAATGCCGGGACATTTTGATTCGTACTTGAATGCCCACATCTGAGATAGGTTACGTTTATTAGTAGTATTAAATATCTCCGGTAGATTTTGTACCATCTCTAGAGACAGTGTTTCTAAGGCTTGTGGAGTAAAGCCATTCTGTCTGAATGCCCCTAAGTATCCTCTGCCATAGATTGTATTCCAAAAAGGAAACTCAAGACAATAGTTCTTTAGTTTCTGTAGTGCTTCCAAATTCATAAAGTCATCAATAACTACAATACTAGGATTTGTCTTATTATAGTTTTCTGAGATTGACTCAAAAGGAAGTTTTAGATTCAAGGCTCCTTCATGGTGGCTATGGTATGGAAGTGAAAGACGACCTGTGTTAAGTAACCATAAAAGATGCCCTATATCGTGAGCTTCTTTCATATGCAGCATATGCTCCTTAAAAGGCTGATCATTAGAATTTTCTAATGGGTTATATGGTTTAGCTTCTGTCTTACATTCTACCTTTGCTTTTGCTCTGCGTTGTTTACGGTTCATACTCATTTACACGTCATTATGTTCTGAGGTAGAAAAACCATTCCACAACACGTTTTCTTTTGAGGCAGATTCGTGGTGACACCTACATTCACAGCCAGTACAATCTTGTCCAGTACATTTGCAAATGTCATTGTTACAGTTTTTACAAGAGCAAGTCATGCTTTATTCCTTTATTTTTTTATTTAGATATTCCATCCTACTTAATTCTGTTGGGACGTTTAAGATATCCAAATTCTTTTCAGATGTTACAAGGTTTATAATTAAGTTTGTGAGGTTAATTTCACTTCTTAGAAAGTCAAGTTTTGTTTGAAGTATTATAAGCTCTCTTTCATAAAAAGTAATTTCTTTTTCCTTACGAAGCTTTTGTTCAATTATCTCTTCTAAAAAGATTATGTTTTTTGGTTCATGTTCGCTCATTATATCACGTGTATAGGTAGATTGCAAGACCTAATAACAAAGAGTACCAAAACTAATGCTGTTAAAATACAGTACAAAATAGGCATCTAATACGTATTTAAGCATTTAAATTTTACTATTTGAAATTAAATTCTTAATTCTTTCCTCAACAGTAGGCAATAGCCTTATACCACAATAGCCAATCACAAAGGCCATTGCTGGTCCCCAAATCATATCTAATTCAAAATACATCATAATAGGTGGTAGAAAAAACTCAGCAGCTAACCAGCCTACCAGACAAGCCAATGCTAAGTCTCTCCACGAAATTCTTTTTTGTACTGCCCAATTAGTTACTCCTCCACAACCAGAAGCAAATATACAACATGTCTTAGCACCCACAGCTAATATGAGAGCTTCCATTAGTTTAATCCTCCCTGTTAAAAGATATTAAATGATTCTCCACAACCACAACTTGATGTTACATTTGGATTATCAATGTGTAAAATAGAACCGAATATATTCTTTTTATAATCTATTTCCATTCCAACTAAATGCATAACGGACATACCATCAATAACTAACTTCTTATCTTGTTCTATATTTATAACTTCGTCTGTATCTGTATACTCATTTGCAAAATCCCATTTGTAGGAAAATCCTGCACACCCACCACCAGCTACCGATAAATGTATATAGTTTTGATTTTCATTAGTACATATATTCAGTAGATGGTTTCTAGCTTTTTCCGTAAGACTTACTACGTCGGACATTTCAGCGGCATAGGCATGTTTCTTGCCTTTATGTACACCACCATGCTTCATCTGTAGCTCCTATTATTCTTTTCTTTCTGTATCAAATCTTGATCCTTTTAACATCTTACGAGCTTTGTCAGAAGGTGGGCGAAAATTTTTAGGTAATCCTGCCGCAGCCCTTAGAGCCCTGTATTCAGATTTAGGCAGTTTATAATAATTACGGGGGTTTCTCCCAAGAGGGTCCATATCTTTCATCTGACGTTCTTCATCTATACGATATTTAGCATATTCTCTAGCCAAACGCTCTGCTTCTGCATCTACTTCGTGTTCTTGCACACCAGCTACGCTTACACCGCCCTTATTGAATTTAGAGTAAAACATACCGCCTGTGCGATAGTCTGTGTGCCCCGTTCTTTTCTTTTTAACAGGCATATTATTTCTTCCTTCTTATGCTGTAGACTTTTCTTTTTAGCTTTCATACGCTTAGTATATGCAGCCTTTTGCGTTTTAGTCATCTTACTCCAATTAGCAGGATATTTAAGATGTGTCTTTCTTCCTTTAACTGTAACTACTGGCATTTGTTTACTCCTTATTTAAATAGACCACCTTTACGATAATCTTTATGACTCGTTTTCATTAAGCCTCCTCGTTTAGCATAGACAGTTGTACCTCTGACTTTTCCTTGTGCAATATTTACTCGTTTTTTTGCTCTTAATGCTTTCTTTTGGGCTGCTCTCTTTTTTGCAGCTTTCTTTTGAGCATCTGTAAGGCGAATACCGCCAACCTTCATATTCGCTTCATCACCACCACGTGCCTTCAGCCGTTCTTCTATCTTTTTTATCTTAGCAATTCTTTCTATTTCCTTTTTACGTTCTTCTCTTGTTAAAATAGCTTGTCTTTCTTTTGATCCTATCTTTCCCTTTTGTCCTATTGCTGGACCCAAAGCTGCTTCGCGATGTGGTCTAGGAGGGGTTCTCTTACGCATTACTG